TCTTGGAATAGACTCATCTCGTTCAAAAGCAGTATATAAATCATCGAACCCGTCAGTACCAAAGGAATCATACAAGCCCGGTACGTCATGCGGTGAGAAGAGGCTAATCTCTCCATTCGCAATGAAACGTTCGTAGAAAAGTTTTGAAATTTGGATTGAGTAGTCAAGTTTCCTCACTCGGTTGTCTTCTGTACCCTTATTGTTCTTAAGAACTAGGATGTCTTCGATTTCTGTGTGCCAGATTGGGAAGTGGACTGTTGCGGAACCACCACGAATCCCATTCTGAGTGCAACATCGTACAGTTGATTCAAACTTTTTAAGGAACGGGATAACACCTGTGTGTTGTACTTCTCCACCTCGGATCTTACTGTTGATGCCACGGATTCTGCCTGCGTTGATACCGATACCCGCCCTCTGTGCAACATATCTGCCAATAGCCATATCGCTACTAAAGATACTATCGAGGGAGTCATCAACATCAACAAGGACGCAAGAAGCAAATTGTCGAAGTGGTGTTCGCACTCCTGCCATGATTGGCGTTGGGATGTTGATCTTGTGTCTTGAGATTGCATTATAATACCGATGTATGTAATCTAACCTAGTATCTTTAGGATACTTGGAGAATATAGTTGCAGAAATTAACATGTACATGTACTGAGGAGTCTCGTATAACTCTCCAGAACTTCTGTCCTGCACTAAGTATTTATCCACAACCTGCCGCAATCCAGCATATGTGAAGGTCATATCTCGTTCATGGTCAATCCAAGAATCAATCTTATCCCACTCTTCATCTGTATATGAATCAGAGAGTTCCTGATCATAGATTCCTCTTTGAGCACCGATCACAAGATGCTCTTGTACGTGAGGGAATCCCTGATTCCAATCAGCACCAAAGACTTGCTTATACAGACCGAATAGAAGCAGTCTAGCAGCAACGAACTGGTAGTTAGGATTATCTAAATCAATCAGGTCAGAAGCAGACCTTACAAGGATCTCCTGGATCTCCCATGTGGTGATACCATCGTAGAACTGAATACCAGATTGGATCTCTACCTGAGAAGCAGACACACCAGCAAGTCCTTCACATGCTTGTTCTACCATGATGTGGATCTTATCTAAATTCAGGGGTTCAACATTTCCATTACGCTTCTGAACTTTTGTACCATTGGTCATACTCTTTTCCATCCGTTAAATTTTACTTTTGCATTTAATCCATGATAAGTGTTTAACCTTACCATTTCTTCTACTTCTAGTCCAGCAAGAACCATATCATTCAGGTCCTTTTGTTTTATCTCTGGTTTCCAGATTACTACCTTATCTCCGTTGTCAATTGTTTTGGAGATTCTATCGCAGATTTGTTTGTTACGTGGTTCGTTATCAAAAACGTAAATATAATTGCTCCAACCAAGCGTCCTAATATCAACGTCGGACCCACACATAGCAACAGCATTTTTGATAAACGTGGAGTCGAAGGGTCCTTCAACAATGTAAATGGGTTCCGAAGCATTAACTTTATCAAGTCCATAAATTTTTGGTTTTTCATCATCAAGCATTATGGTAATGTACCTGAGTTTAGACTTTGGGTTGAGTGCTCGTCCCTGGAACCCGAAGATTCCTTTCTTATCTTTGAATGGAATGATGATTCTAGGTTCATCATTCTCCTCATCATCAAACATCTGTTTTTGAGTATTAGTCCACTGTTTGAACCTTTCGCAGAAGTAAAACTCCCTCAGTAACTTGTCTGGTATTTTTCTTTTTTGTAGGTAGTTCTTTGCCGGGTGAGAAATATTTAGCTCTGAAATTCTTGGTAGATCAAAGTCTTTCTTTTTGAAATGTGGTTTACTACTAGGTATTACCGGGTTGGGTGTATTGGATGCTCTACCAGTCAATCCTGACTTGTATCGTTCCATCACATACTCGTCATAAAGACCCACATCTTGGTCTTTCAGAAAGTTAGTAAAACTCTTTGAAGCACCACAATTATGACACTTGAAGTTATGATCGTTCTTATGCTTGTAGATATAACCCCTGGTCTTGTTCTTATTCTTCTGCGAGTCTCCGCAGTAGGGGCATCTGAAAGTATAAAGGTTCTCCTTTTTCCGACTAAACTTCTGTAACCGAACTGAAACCAGTCCGATATACTTGGCATCAATGAAACTCATTACGAAGGGACTACTTTCCTCGCTCTATTATACCCGGTTGTGACTGTACTGTCAAGATATTTGATAACACTTTCTGACCTGGCACACTGACCATAAATGAGATTACGATCAGACCACCAGCAATGGTCCACATCTTTTTTTCCATAAGACGAAGACGTTCATCAATCTTTCTTATATCTCTTTCACATCCTTTCTTTATCTCTTCTGCCTTACGATTCACCTCACGGTGTACGCTATCTACTTTCTCAAAGAGAACTGCATCAATTCTATCTTGCTTCTCTAACTTCTCGTTATGAACTGCTAGGAGTTGTCCCATCTTTACAGAGTTATCTTGTAAGGATTCTACAACCCTTTCAAGTCTTTCTAGGATTGCTGTGTTTACCCCTGTCTCATCCATTCTTATCCATCCAGCGTTTTCTTGATCCAGGACCAAGACCGATTATTTTTTTTCTCTTCTGGACTTTACCCATAGGGGTTTCTTTACCAGCAGTGGGTCCGGCAGCAGGAGAGTCAGCACCGAATCCACCACTAGTGCCAGCGGCATTAGCAGCCATCATTTCTTCGTAAAACTGATAAAAAGTTTTCATAAGTTGTCTAGGATATCCATACAATTAGAATCTATCTGTATGTTATGAATATGAGAAATAGGATATGGCGGTAGTCTATCCAGATAAACTATAAAAGTTTTAAGGATATTCCACAACTCACTATCTATTCTATAAAACAATAACGGTGTTGCAGCATCACCAAATATATTATAGAGGATAATAAAATGATTTAGAAGGAGAGGAACATTCATCTCCCCCGTATTTTTATATTTGTTCAGTAGTCTTTTAATCCACTTAAATCTCTTCATATCATCATAAAAATCCTCCTGCGTCACTGCCTGAGGATTCTCATAATGCTTCATAGCGAACATTATATAATTCGATTCATTCAGTTCATCAAATCGCATATCAAATTATCAATTATCAGCTATCTGGAAGTTGTTGATCGTCAACTGCATCTCCAGTGATGCTGCTTCCAGCAACTAAAACTTCAGTCTTGACTCTTGTGTTTCCATGTTGATCGGTGTAAGAAGTAATTCCAACCCAACCGGCATGAGCAGGTCTATATTGTGAACCTGCAGTACGAGCAACATCTTGCTCGGTTGTATCTACACCAAAGATTTCAGTTGCACCATAGTTTGAATCACCAATAGATGATTTTGGTTTCTGTGTAATCTCGTATGCAGCACCTGCTGGAACAGTTCCAGTAAGACCGTCAGTGGTTTGAAGCACAACGGTAGTTGCATTAGTAACACTTGCGATAACTGCCTCTCCGTAGGTAGCGCCAGTTCCGACAGTGATTACATCACCAGCGGTGATAAGACTTGCGGTATTGAATGTAGTTCCGGTGCCGGTAACGGTGGAACCACTGATTGCGATAGTACCGTCACTATATACGGTATCCTTTTTGCCCCAAAGAGACATTACTAACTCTCCTTTTTCCTTGTGATATATTGATATTTATAAAAAAAGGAGACCCTACTTTTGGTCTCCTAATTATCAACGTGCTTTGATTGCTGCTGATACTTGTTCTAGAAGTTTATCGTCCATATCAGTCTTGGTAAGTTTCACTGCTTTACCAAGGATGACCAGACATACTTCAATGAGTTTTTCGCCAAGTTCCTCGTTTTCAGGAATCTTATTTACGGCATCAGAAATGATCTTTGATGCGATTGGTAGTAGAAATGACAACATAATTTTGCCTATGATAACTGGCTTATTTAGTGAAACTCTTTGTTTCTACGCTCATCCAAATATTCAATGATCTCTGATCTCCATTCCATCAATTCATGGAAGCACTCTTGGTTGTGAGCACATGCTCTGAGTTTACTATCAGGTTTCAATACGCTTTCATAAAATAACCCCAGAGCATCTCTGCGTTTTTGTTCTTTAGTGTTCATAATAACCTCAAAAATTAATTAGCAGTCCCAAGCCCTCAAACTCTTGGAAAGACGGTCTTCACCAGTGTTATTGGATGGTTTTTGGCGCTTACGCATCCCCTTCATTCTAGCACAGAATGATGCTCTTCTCTTGTTACCTTTCTTTTTGGATGGTGCTTTTAAGTCAGAACCAGGATTCTCTGCTTCATAAGACTTACGTCCTTTCTCATTAAGTCCACCTGATTCTGACTTACCGGACTTTTTTGTCCATGCTGCTCCTTCCTCAACTTCAACTTCTTCATTCTTAGGGCGGCAATCATTAACTAACTTACCTCCCTTCATTTTCATTCCAACTTTCTTATGAGTGTCCCAGCACTTCTGTGCTTTTTCATTGAACTGTTGGAATGTAACACCTTCGTAGACTTTCTTGCCGTCTTTCATGTAACCGCTCCCCTTTGCGTCGTAGAACTTGATACCTTTGGTTTGTCTGGTTGCTGCTAATTCTTTTTTTCTTTCCTTACCTGCTTTAATCTTAGCAGATTTAGCAGTATCCTTTTCCTTTGCAATACGTTCCTGGTCTTCTGAATTATCAATACTTTTATATTTTCTACCACTCATAGAGGTAGAAATCATTTCATGGACTACCGATTCCGTTTTCACATTCTTTGCTGCTCCAGTTCTGTTGGGATTAGGATCTTCTGATCTTTTCCTTTTGACTGCGGATGCAACTTTCTTTTTACCGAGACTTGCTGCTTTGGATGCAGGAAGACATTTTGGTTTAGGACCATCTGCCTTTCCATCACCATCCTTATCATCGCGAGCACATTTACCCACCTTCTCACCTTTGGTGTTGTATCTATTCCAACCACCATCTTTGAACCACTTACGTAAATCCTCCGATAGTCCTTGATATAATCTCAGTTTTACAATCTCGATATCCATAGGTGTTATCTCCTGTCCTATTTAGATTTGGAGTTTCCGTAATTAGCAGCGCCTTTCTTGCGGCACTGAACTAGACGACCAGAAGCATATGCAGAAGGCCATACTTTAGCAGATGCTTTTACTTTCTTATAGCAAGCATCTTTCTTACCTTCTTCTTCAACAATCCCCATTTCAGAACGCCAATCATTATGTTCGTTCTGTTCTTTCTTCTTGTCACCACCAAGTAGTTTCTTAGCAAGAAGTCCGGCACCAACAACACCTGCTCCAATAGCAGCTGCCTTACCAGGATTCTTCATTGCATAATCCCCTACTGACTTAGCGGCACCCTTAACCGCATCGCCTGCCTGACTTAGTTTTTTGCCTGCATAATCCTTTGCCATGTCAGCAGTTACAGGTTTGTCCTTGTAAGTGACTGGATTAACATTTGAACCTGCCTTGAATGGTTCAACCTTAAGATCATTACTAACACCAGGAACATCTACACCTGGTTTCCACTTAGTATAATCACCACCGGTAGGAGAGTTCTTTCTGTACTCTGCCCTACGCTTGGCAGCATCAGTGAATTTAATAAACTCTTGAATATCAAGATCACCTCTCCAATCAGAGAAACCTTCTTTTTTGGTTTTCTTGGTGTCCATAATTGCTTTGTCTCCGTATTGAGCACGGATACTTGCCTTTACCTTATCAACTGCAGACATACCATCATATTTTTTAGAAGGTTTCTTTCCGAATGTATTAGGAGCACCAATTGGTTTCTTTGGTGTCCTTCTAGCACCCATGCCGCCACGCTCCAATTGGCGGTCCTTCATTGCATCCGATGCTTCTTCCTTCATGGGTTTCTCCTTGTTGTCGAATTTTTTACCGATTGCGCCACCAATCTTAGAACCAGCAATACCACCAACGATATCACCTACAGGCAGAGGACCATCTAGAATACCACCGGCAAGCCCACCAGCAACTCCACCTACAACAGCACCAATTTTTTCACCCTTTCCTGCTTCTGCAGGTTTTGCTGCCTTTGCTTTCATCTCTTGACCCTTAGCAACTGCTGCTTTCTCACCTGCTTGAACTGCTCTACCACCTTTTTTACCACCAACTTTAATACCCTGTCTGACCAGAGTACTATATTCCTTTAGTGGTTTTGCTTTGATTACGTCAACAGTTTCAATCTCAAGGGGGGTATAATCTTCAGCATCCTGAATCAGAATACCACCAGTGACTCCTTCACTAATTTGTGGAGAGATTTCAATCTTGTTTTTGCCACGCATAACATCAATAACTTTATTGACTTTATCCTCACTCTTTTTTTCAATCTCCAAAAGATATTGATAGAACTCTTCGTTCATGCCCTTACTTCTTTGTTGGATCAGTTTCTTTCTATATGCAGGATCCTTTCTTGCTCTTTCTGCGTCAGACATGTTACCGGCACCTGCTGATGGTTTGGATTGTGGTCTTGGTTTATTAACACCACCTGATGGTGGTAGTGCTCTGCGGGCAGGTCTTACTGGTGTGTTTGAAGATGCCTTTGCCAGAGGATCACTAGCAGCAGATTTCCTAGTAGGAGAAATTGGTTTCCTAACATTAGGTGATGCCTTTGCCAGAGGATCACTAGCAGCAGATTTCCTAGTAGGGTTTGCTACTATATTATTTGATGTTACTTTTGCTGCAGACTTTGTGGAAGACTTTGCAACATCGTTTCTTGTTTTTGCCGCAACTCTTTTTTCTGAAGCATTATTAGTAGAATCGGCAGCACTACCACTAGACTTACTACGAAAGGGATTGAGTTTCCCTAACTTATTCATTCTCCTACGATTAAGTCTGTCGCTAACCTTCTTGTCTTGTGCGTCAGCAAGTTTCTGATTACGAGCATCAATCTTCTTTTCTCTTCTATCTACCTCACGCTGTGCTGAACCTGCTTTGCGTGCCTTTGCTCCTGCTTTAGCAAGATTAAATCCTGCTCTTGCAGCGGCAAAACCTGCTTGAGCGACACCCTTTGCCATCTTGACTTCTGCGGTTCCCTCGCCGTCATCCTTGTCAATTGATTCACCGCTACGTCCCGACTGAAATACTTGCTTCGCACGATCAACACTCTTTTTGACACCTGCTTTTCTCTCAGCAGCAATACCTTTGATTTTTTCTAATTTTTTTGATTCAAGATCTGCTTTCTTTTGCTTACGAGCACGAATACCGGCAACTGTATCAGAAACTTTTTTGTTTGAAGCAGCTGATTTTTCTGACTCTACTTTCTTCTTTGCAGAATCATCTCTCCTCTGTTGAGCAGCAGCATCATTCTTCTTCTTACGATTCAAAGATCCCTGACGAATCTCTAAATCTTTTGCTCTCAGATCAAGTTTGCGCTGCTTTGCCTGACTCACGGTCATCGTGTCGTCAAGTATCTTATTGGCAGCGTCTTTTTTTTCTTTTGGAGTCATTTCTTGCCCTTTTTAGCAATTGCTTTCCCGACTGCCTTACGACGATTCTTCAGATAATCATCTGACTTATCAACGTCACCGTCGTTGTCTACGTCAGCATCTTCCTGACCTACGGGATCAAGAGTCTTTTCTTCTAAATCTTGAGCAAATTCTTTCCAGGACTTCATTTCTGCCAAAAAACAAGGAGTTGAAATTATTTATATTACTTCTTTCCCACCTTTACAACATAGCGTTTGTTGAGTTTAGAACCTGGAGTCATACTCTGAACATACTTTAAGAATCCAGCAGTTCCCACAAGAGTATTTGGATGCTTTTTATCTCTCATCATTTTATTCATCTTGACTTCAGAATACTCCTTGATATCCTTCAACCAAGATTTGAACATGATACCATCCTCGGTTACACAGATGATATAGTTAGTTCCACGACGATTGACTTGTCCAACTAATCCAGTATTTAAATTCTCTACAATATCACCAATTCTGAAAATCTTTCCTTTTACATACGATTCACGTAGTGACTCGGGATCAAATTTGGGTGCGATCTGCCACAATTCTTCTTTGATGTTCATAGACTTACGAACAGAATTGAACATTTCTTTCTTCTGAATAACAGTCATCTTATTGGGAACACCCTTGGAGAATGCATTGAAATCATTCTCGGCAGCATGTGCTCTCAATTTAGATGCAGACATTCCTGATACGTCATCAGCATCTGGGTCACGAGCACCAGCAGAGACAACTTTGATTTCTTCAAAGTCATACATCTCAGAACCATTATACTTTTGAGCAAGACTTTGGAATTCTGCAAGACGGTCTTGACCAACCATGATAGTTACACTCTTATACCCGACTGCATACTTAGCAGACAGAACATCAAAGATAGTTCTTGCTTTATTATCGTCAAAGATGTTCTCTTCATAATCTGGGAACATCGTCTTCATGAATCCAATCTTGGTTTTAGGGTCAAGTGGATTCTTTTTCTTATCTTGAGTTCTACTAGGATATATTGCTAAATCTGCATCCTCTCTCTTTGCCTGAGTTGCTGCTGCTTTCAACAGTTTCTCGTGTCCAATCGTAGGAGGATTGAAACGACCAAATACAATCACAGCAGCAGAAGAACCCATATCTTCACCTTGTGCTTCTGCTTCGGGTGCTGCTTGGGTTGCTTGTGCTGATTTCTGCTGTGCAACTGGTTGTTGCTTTTGTGCCGGAGTTGCAGCAGGAGTCTTAGCAGCACTTCTTACATTATCTGCTGCTGCTTTCTTTTGCTTTTGCTTGTCTTCTTCTGCCTTTGCCTCGCGACCAGAGAAAACCTTTAACTTACCATCAACAGTTTTTGCTTTAAACTTGCCCTGCTGATCGTACCATCCACCATGTCCGTCTCCTTTCAAACCCATCTTTCGAGCTTGAGAGGATACAGTCGTTTCTCCTGCTTCGGAAAGGAACTGACTGAACTTTTTCATAATTCTGTGAGGGTTTCCTTACGATACCGTTATACTATATTTAGTAGTGATTCTATATTAAGAAAGTGCATTACCAGCAATACCACCAATTACAGCACCAGGCAGTCCACCAAGTGCAGCACCGGTAGCAGCACCAGCACCAGTTGCTAATGACTTCTTAACTTTTTTCTTACCACCAGTGACAGCACCAACAGTACCAGCGGCAAGTCCTGCACCTACAGGATTAGCAAGTGTAGCATTTACTGCATTACCAATCATAGCACCAACAAATTCTTTGATGTCTGCTTTAGTTGCTTCATATACTGGATTATCTTCCAGATTCACTTCTTCATTCTTAGCACCAGACTTATGACGCTCAACACCCTTTGAATCTGTATAACTTTCTTTCTCTTTTCTAGCAGTTACATAACCTACGCCAGGAACTACACCAGTTTTACCTGCTGCTCTTGCGGCATTTCTGTCTGCTGCTCTTTGTGCTGCTCTCTTACGATTGCGATCATAAGACTTATCATCTTCAGCAACAGTCTCAGTTTCTTCGTTCTTTACATAATCCTTAGGTTTCTTGATATATGCAGGACCAGCATCAGGCATGACCTTCATCTTTTTATCAGAACCCTTTGCCTTCATTCTCTGCTCTGCTTCTTCTACTTCATAGACTGCATTATATGCAGCAGTAAGAGAGTCAACTTCTTCTTTTTGATTCTCTTTGTTCAGAGTCTTAACAATCTTCTTAGAACGATCATATGCTTTCTGACGTTGATCGTCAGTCACAGAAGGACTTACAACTTCACGTCCTAAATTTCCTGCCTTACGAAACATTTTATTCTTGGGAAGTTCTTTCTTCTCTTCCTCAACTTCAACAGATTCAAAGTGAGGGTTCTTCTGACCCTTCACTTTCGCCATATCCTTACGTGCCTTTTCATTATTCTCTTGACGCTTCTTCATATCAGTCTCAAGATATGAAGAGTCCTTCTTCTCATGAACCTGATTATATGCTACGTTGAGTTTCTCTAGGTCGTGGCGATTCATTTTAATGTCTAAAACTATTTCCGTAAAAGTATTTATAACTTTCCAGATACAATGCTAGATCCAACAACACGAACACTACCTTCGGGCCATCCTTCCTGCTCACATTTCAAATGCCATCTTGTCATAAGAATGACACCATCTTTAGTAGCACCAGTCATCATCTGACGGCCTTGTTTTGTCATTGTAGAATACAGTCCATACCTAGTCTCCCAAACGTAAAAGCACTCGTCAATAAGTTCTGCTCCGTCAGGAATGATTACTTGATCAGTTGCTGTCTGAATCATTTGAATCCTCTTTCTTTTTGTTAAAACCAAAAGGTCCTTCTTTATCATCTAATGCAAACTTCATTGCAATACCACCAACTGCTTCCATAACTTTGAGGATGTCCTCTGATTTTGCATCCTCTCCAAGTTCTTTAGCAACATACCAATACTTAGGCCAAAATGTTTCTCCTGCTTTTTGATAATCTTCAAGTGTTAGAATTTTCATTTTTTTGTTGTTTTAGTAATTTAAAGTATACTTTGTAGTATCGAGTCTTCATTTCTTCTAAAACTTTCATGTCCTCATCATATGCCATGAACTTGAGCAATTGATAAGAACCTTCAAGTTCACTTATTAAACGAAGGATATTGACTGGATCTCTTTCTAGACCACCGTGAATATAGTCACTAATATTATAGTCAACCATCCAGGGTTGCTTGAATTTGTTCGTCTAATGCAACGATTACTGAACGAATATCTAATGTACGTTCTGATGGAAATTCGTAACTATCTTCTTTTGTAGTACGAAAAAGTGTCTCACGTACTGCTGCAGCAACACGAATGTTTAATTCAATAGTAACGGTTTTGTCAGTCATTTTCCCCCTGTATCGTAGTTTAGTTTGTCGTCTTGTTCTTTTAATTTACGCATACGAATTGTATCGTGTAGGCGTTTAATTGCTTCTTCAGTTTCTGGGGTTTTATCATAGGACCATTCGTCCTTTGATTTTTTCTTTTTACTCATCAGACATCCCCATCAACTCGGTTTTCAGAATGATGAACATCAAACTCTCCACCAGGATATCGTGCTTTGAGTTTATCAACATTCATTTCAATGACTTCATCAAGAGATACATTGAGTCCCATACATGCTTGTGCAACATACCACATGATGTCTCCAAGTTCACGCTTGAGGTGGAATAGATTTTCTTCATTGACAGGTTTACCCTGGAAGACAATCTTCTTTACAATCTCAGTAAACTCACCCGCTTCAGCAGACATTCCTACAGCAGCAGTAAGCAATCGCTCGGTAGGAAACTCTTGACCTTCAAGTTCTTGAATACGATATACGAAAGCTTCGTGATCTTTACTTTGTTCCGAGGTAACGCCATTTACAAATTCAAGGTATCGTTGTGTATCTACAGTCATATTAGAATTTAAGAGATGCGAATTTCTTGGTTGATCTTTCCTCATTATTATACTCCTCTTCCTGCCCACTGTCAAGTATATCGTTCTGTGCAGACTGTTCACAATCATACAGTCTCATCTTCGCACGATCAATACCCACAACAAACCTCTTATTCATGTTGATATCGTTATAACGATTCTTCAACTGCTTCACCATAATTTGTCCCAACTCCTCAAGCTCATCTGTAGAAATAAGGGCAAACATAAGATCAGCAGTAGCAGGGAGACCAAAGGACTCACTAGTATCAGTAAGCTCAACATCAGAGCTACCATAACCAGAACGAGTGGTCTGCGTGGCAGAAATGATAGGGACGTTTGCTTCACAAGCCAATCCTCTAAGCTCTTCTGCAATAGACTTAATAGTTGTATATGAATTGACATTGCTGCCAGAGCGATATCGCGAGGAAGCACATATATTAAGGTAATCAATGAAAATAATATCAGGTCTAAATGATTTCTTAAGTGCAAGTTCATTAAGAAGTGCTTTAAAGTGTCCACTGTGAGCACTCGCTGTAGGGTATTCTTTAATTATAAGTGAACCTTGTGTTTTTTGACAAATGTTAGAGACTTTTGTCTGGAACATCTGACGTGGGAGTTCTGCAATCTCTTGAATGTTTACGTTCAGAAGGTTTGCATCTATCCTTTCTGCAATCTTTTCTTCAGCCATTTCCATCGTAATATACAGAACATTCTTATTCTGTAGCAAACAAGCAGAGGCAACATGGCACATAAACAAAGACTTACCCACACCAGTGCCCGCAAGAGCAATGTTGAGAGACTTATTACAAAGACCGCCCTTTGTGATCTTGTTGAAGAAGTCCAAGTCGAATGGAATCTTTTCCTCAGTCTGATGGTAGAAGTCGTATCTTTCTTCATAGTCATTTAGATAATCGTGTCCAATATGATTATCAAATGAAACTGCGAGAGCATCGGAAAGAATTGATGGGATAGCATCTCTACCTTTCTTCTGTTCTTCACCACCATCTGCAATACTAATTGACTCTACTAGTGCAAGATAGATTGCGCGATCACGACACCACTTCTCGGCAGTATCAATCAACCACTGCTTGTCGTTTGGGGCATGCTCAAGTTTAGAAAGAGATTCAACAGTCTGCTTATATACTTCATCATTTAGGTCAGTTCTATTCTCGACCTCAATTAATAGAGCAGAAGTTGTTGGAAGAGTATTATATTTTACAATGAATTTTGATATCTCTGTAAAGATAATCTTCTCATGATAATTCTCAAAGTATTCTTCCCGCACAAATGGGAGAACCTTGCGAGAGAAGTCCTCATTGAAGACCAAATTTTGTATGATTGTAGACTCAATTCGTTCCATTACTTATAATGTAGATACGTACTAAGAATGTACTTTGGACATTCATTCACTGGTTCACCCCTATGTGGGAATAACCACAAGGGAGGGAAGATAACCAGTTTACCCTTCTTAGGTTTAATTGTCAATCCTTCAAATACAGTGTTCCCCTCATTTGGAACATCATTTAGATACCACATAAAAGACAAAAATCTCCGGGAAGATGCATAATCTTTCACATCTACATGAGTGTCAAACATATCTTTTCCATCTGGTTCATACCTTTTGATACGAAATTGCTCAAAGGCGTGAGACTCTGGAAAGACTCTTTTGTCTACAAACTCATAGTAATCATTTCGATACTCAAATGTCTTTGCTATCAAAAGATTGTGTATGTGACTAATTTCTTTAGAGTGTTCTGTAACGTTTAACTGTGTGAAGGATGGTTTGCTTTGTTCATCAATACGTTCATGCTTATCTGAATTACTATCGAAGAAACCTATGAGAAAATCACAAGTCTCTTCATCTAATGCATCATCATAAACACGAACAAAATCATTAAGTAGAACCATAACTGAATTCTTGCTTCGCAATCTCATCAAGTTTTTGCATTACTTCTGGTGTGAAGTATGTTTCTGGGTCTTTCAAAATTGCCTTGGCATAGACTTTCTTACCATCTATTTCATAACGTCCGGCAACGTTCTTCCAAAGTCCGCCAATCTCACCGAGTTCAAGAAGACCATAATATCGATCAAGACCACGCTCATCGTAATACAAACGCACCGTAACATCTTTGTTCTCCTTACTTAAACGCGACTTGTGAGTCTTTGCCTTGATAAGATTTCCGACGACTTCTGTTCCATCCTTCTCTTTCTTTTTGCTGAGATAGATGATTGTACTTGCTGCATACTTGAGACCAGAGCCTCCTCCCATTTCCTTTGTAGGGACATAAGAACCAATGACATCGTAAGTGTGGTTTGTTACTAAAAGTGGAATGTTTGCTTGTCCCAGTTTGAGAGTGAGCATACGGAATGCTCCCTTGACTAACTGAGATTTAGTCATGTCTCGGACTTGTTTTTCGTCCAAGGCATCTCTGATTTCTTTTTCTGTGGAAAGCATACCAAGAGAGTCTAACACAAACATACAAGGTTTGCGATCATCTACAGGTTTCTTTAAGTAAATGTCTACTGCCTGGAGTGCTTTCTGTCTGAACTGTTCAATCGTGACAACATTAATAACGACCAATCTGCTTAAGTCAATTCCACGACTCGCAAGAAGAGACTTATTAACTGCTGCTTCAGTGTCAAAGTACAAACAGTAACCGTCAGGATTACTATCCAAGAAATTCTTAACCACAGCGAGACTAAAGAAAGTCTTCCCAGTAGAAGACTCACCAGCAATGGCAGTAATCTTATTCCCAGAAACACCACCAAATATGCTACCTGAGACCAGTGAATTAAAAATGTAAGAACCCGTGTCCACGAAAGTTTCTGTGTCGTCGATGTCTGATGCGAGTTGGGTGTAGTCATCTCCAATCTCTTTTACTATTTCTTTTAAAAAATCCATAAGTCATTCAAAAATATAATGTGGGTTTTGAGATTTAAACATCTCTACCTGTTCTTCAGTTTTAAAGAACTTAAAGAGTGTCGTATTTGAATGTTCTTTAAGTTGATATTTTACTTTAATCATTACATTACAATTCCAAATTCTTCACGGGCAATTTTCTTATAAGGTCCGCCTGGATTATCATCACGGATTTCCTTAACTCTTTTTAGTTTTTGATAAAGTGCAGCATCTCCACCGAGACGCATAGCACTAATAATAGTATTCAATTCTTTGTCGTTGATAGGAAGATCCATTCTACTCCATTACGTTTTTTGATTCTGTGCAGATAACCCAATTATAACTCTTTTTTAGTTCTTTTGCAAACCACTTAGCATTGGTCTCATCTTCAAAGTATCTGCTCTCTTGTCGAGGAGAAAGATCTCCTGGTTCGGACCAGCGAACAATGTATTTACTCACGAAAAGAAACTCTCTAAAGTTATTTTCTTTTCAACAGACCACCCGATAGCATCCAGGATCACACGCAGTGGATCAAGGAATGCCTTATTGAACTGCATCTCATAATCGACGTATCGTTCTAAGTCCAGTTCCTTAGGGAAGTCTTGGATAAAGGATATTACATTCTCTCTAGTCGGGTTTGGACTCTTCAGATAGCAGAACTTAATCTTGTCTCCGTTTTGTATGGGAGCATACTTCTTACCCAAACCACGCTCTTTTATATAGAAGTTATACAGCAGAGCACCACGACAATGCATTGGTGTTCCCTTTGCATAGATTGTATTAATGCCTTTATATTTGGTCACACTAGAGACAGACCTAGGGAAAGATATTTCTTCAACTGGTAGTGCTCCGAAACTCTTACGGGAGTTCTCAATGAATTCAATTACCTCATCCTCTGTTGAACTCATCACCAGTTTCAGACCATCCTTAATCATCTGACGACAGGGTGCAGGTGTGGATGACTTGACTGCTTCGATACCCATAATCTTCAGTTTAGGTTCTGCATATCGCACACCTTCACTGTCCCATACATTAAGGATGTATCGCTTTTTAGCAGTCCAGATACCACGGTCAGCGATGTTCTCTCGCTTCATCTGCATCTTCTGGTCATAGGCGTTTACATAGTCCGCCAACGCTTGGTAAGAACTCTCAATATAAGGTTCAAATTCCACCTCACAGACCTTATTAAGGAAATCGACAATGACTTCAGGAGTTTTCTCTCGGTCTTTGAATACCCAGTCAACAAAAGGACCCAGATTAAGATAAATGGAATCAGTATCTGAAGCAATAACATAATCAGTATTTTCAGTTTTAAGGATTTTATTCAATTTAGCATTCATCTTATTCTCAATCCAGCGGATCGAGACCTGTCCAGATAGAGTAATTGCTTCGGCGTTTGCTAGTTTAAAATACCGGAAGTATTGATTACCAATAGCACCATAAGCAGAGTTAAGAGAAATCTTCTTCGCCATTTGAATGTTGTTACATCTAGCGATTTCCTTTTCAAGTGCCTTAGTAGGAGTCTTCTCATACTCCTGCTTTGCTTTGAGCATTCGTTTCTTGAAGATAACTCGATCACCATACATCTTCTCCATCAACTGAGGCAAGAACCCCTTAATATCCTTACGATACATTGCACCATTAGCACAAACTGCATAGTCCTTGTACATCTCGAAGGTCAGTTCTTGATTAAGTATTTTATTAACGGTAGTTGATGGGTGCCTGGTATCCTGTAACGTCTCGGGAGAGATGTTGTACTGCATGATAAGATGAGGGTAAAGAGAGTTAAGGTCAAAAGACACAACCCAATCATACTTTCCCGGAATCGGTTCCTTAACATATGCCCCCGCATATTGTGAATCTTTTTCAGATCTCTCTTTTGGAGGGATGACTATGTTCTTCTTCTTTAAGTAGTTATAGATAATTGCATCCCAAGTGCGTACCTGAAAGAACACATCGTTATAATTCACCTTGGCATCATATGCCATAGTCAATGCTAACTCAATCAGTTTCATCTTGTCTTCCAAACGGTCAACAAGTTCTACGTCAATGATGTTATATTCAATAAACTTCTGCCAGTTGCCTGTGTAAAAGTCCTTAAAGGTATCAAACTCGGAGTGATCTAATTTACGTTGTCCCAGTTCCACAAATGCAATGTGGTCCAAACGATATGACTCTTGATTAGTATAGGTAAACTTCTTATACAAGTCAAGGTAATCGATTACAGTAATGCCTGCCATCTCACAGGTAATCTGTGTGCGTCCATGCACCTGAATTTCACGTTGACGAACATTGTTCCAAGGAGAAAGTTTCTTGACTGTCTTCTCGCCCATCAGACGCTCAATACGCCTCACGATATATGGGATATCATATAGTTCACAGTTCCACCCTGTAATCACGTCAGGAGCAGTTGTCTGCCACCAGTCTAGGAAACGATTGATAAGGTCAAACTCATCGTGACAGAGCACGAAGGTGACATCCTTACGAGTGTTATTGAATGGTCGTGAAGCAAAGCAGGTGATGTGCTTGGTTGCAGCATCCTGCATTGTGATAGCAAGAAGTTCTTCTGCAACATTGAATACGTCAGGGAAACCTTCTTCAGCAGCAACCTCAATATCAATTGTGTAAAGTCCAATCTTTGAGATATCAAACTTGATTTCACCCTCAGGATACTTCTCAGAAATATACTGAGCAACATATCGATCATTACCGTAAACAGCAAATCCCTGAACGTCTTTATACTTCTCTATAAACTCTTTACAATCCGAAACCTTACCAGGTTTGATTGGTTCTACACTTTCGCCATCAAGCGTTTTCCACTTTGAATCCTTATTAGAAGGAACATAGAAGGTTGGGTAAAAATCTTCCCTATAAGAGAAATGCTTACCGTCTTCATATCCACGTACCAGCATTTCATTAAATCGCTGATAGACATTAGTGTAAAATCTCATTTAGTCAGTGACTCGTATTCATCAAGTAGTTTTTGGTTGGGTTCAACCATAGTCAATATTTTCTCAGAACTCATCATAATAACTTCGTCATCTGATACATCAGTTAACCAAGGTGTGAGTTCCCCCTTATCAATCAAGAAAGGTTTAGTCAGTTTACAATCGGGTTGTCCGATATCTGCAAGAACTTCCTCAATCTTACTCAGTAAAATCAGCTTGTTCGTTAAGCAAAGTACCTGTACTGTCGGGGGTTCCGGTTCTGGCATCATTGAGTCCGGCGGCAACATCATCTCGTCCGTCGATAGATTCGTTTCTTCCACTATTTCTCCTTTCATAAGATTCTACAATTGAATCGAGTGGGTCAGCAATGCAAACCACCCAATCTTTATTTACAATGATATCTTTATCCTTGGATAATCCCATCCACTTATAAAAAATCAACTCATGCTTTGGAGGAGCATCTTCTGCTTCAATCAAAATCTCTTGAGTTTTAATTTTAATACAGTGGGGTTCACCAAAGAAGTAGGATACTAGATTATCATCAGAGTCACGAAACTCCTTGATGTCTGCGATGACTTCCTCACCGGACTTTAGTAGTGCAATTTGTACGCTCATAAATCAGTATTTTCCTTCTGGTAGTATAGCATAAAAAAGGAGGGGTTGCAACTGGATTTTGCCAGTTACCCCTCCGTCTGCGACGACGATATTCAGTTTTTATTTATTTAATTTTTAGGAGTCAGTTTCCATGCGCCAAAAGCGGCACCGCCAATAAAAGCAATCATTAATATTTCCATCTGAGTATAAATGCTTAGTGTGATTATTTATTAAACAAAAGTTGAGATAGGTAGTCCAAATAAGACCGAACAAAGTAGACCAAATAACAACGCAGTTGTTGTTAGGTTGTTCATCATACAATCCCCGTACTATACATTTTTATATAGAAGAAGTGTATCGTAGTGATACACTTCTGTAGCAACCCATACAGAATTTAGTTATGATATAAGAACAATCCGTTAAGGTGGATGAGACCATATAAAGTTGGTCTTCGCTAGAACCAATTCTTTCTTTGGTGATGATCTGGTACTACTTTACTCAATTCAACAGTCAGTAACCCATTCTCAAAAGTAACTGATCTAACTTCCGTTTCATCACCGAGTGTCCAAGATCTGGTGAAAGATCTCTGAGCCATTCCTCTGTGGTGGTATGTTGGTTCTTCTTTTGGTTCTTCTTTTGTTCCTTCGACAAATAGTTTTCCGTCTTGAGTGTAAACATTTAATTCTTGTTCTTTAAATCCAGCAAGTGCTAGTTCAAGTCGTGATTCCGTATTGCTGATCTGAACTAGGTTGTATGGAGGATAATTCCCCTGCGTTTCATGGACGTGGGATAATCTATCAAATATATCATCCATACCGATGCTATACTTATTTATACGGTCTACCAAAGAATTTAAATCAGCAGAATGAAACTTCTGAATGTTTACCATTGTACTTCTCCTTTTAAAGCGAGATTAGATTGTGTGGACCCCGAAGGCATCCAGTACTATTTAAGCACGAAACATAAAAAAAGGGGATGTGGAATCCCCTACTTTTTTATTCGGTTTTACGATATCCCAAGCAAACGATTAAGTGAAGACACTGTTTGATCTTTATATTTTACAGCAGTCGTCTGATAATTATTTCCACATGTAATTCCAGTTTCACCTTTCACATACTTATCAATCCAATAGAGTGCAAAAGGAACTGTGCAATCTAAACCATTGGATCTATGCCAATTGGTTTGTTTGTCTGGGAATCTTTTTCCCGTTTCCCATTCATGAATGATATGTGTAACTCCGTCCCAGTCCTTTCCTCTACGAGATCCAGCAGCACGATCATTAATGAAACCAAGAGCCTCGTTTAGAGCATCATTATCAGATCCATATTTCTTAAGTGCCATAAGAGCAGCACAAACAAGTGCTTGATCCCAGTGAGAAGTTTTAGTGCAGATTTCATCAAACTTTTTAATTTCATCCAAAAAAGCACCAACCTGTCCAGGAAGTTCAGATGTTTTAATATTTTGCTGATTCCAGGTATCGGGGAAATAAAAATGACATGCTTTGTTCAGAGCACAAAGAATTTGTCCTTTGATCATTTTATCATTCTTCGGAGTGTATCGATACATTCCCTGTAGAATTCCATAAAGTTTTTCTTGATTTCTTTCTACACTATCAGGAGAATCAAAAGTGTTATAAGATTCACGAATTCTTTCACACGAAGGAAAAGAAAACTCAATTACAAGCAAATCTTTGGGAATACAATCAGATCCACCTCGGGCCCAGTTCAATGCCCGAGTATTAGAATCAATTCTCCAAATAGTTCCAGCTGGAACTTTTTTTCCAAAAAGT